TCGTGAAGGTCAAACACCCTGCTAAGGTATTCATCCATACCAATACTGTTCCTATTTATCTTATCAAGCAACTTTGGTAAATCGGCTGCATGATACTTCATTAGGTTTCCCATTTGTACTTCTCCTTTTAAAGCGAGATTTGATTGTGTGGACCCCGAAGGCATCCGATATATTTATAGCACAGAATACAAAAAAACAGGGTGGTGAACCCCGTAATTTTTTATTCGGTTTTACATAAAAGATAAAATACTTTCATTTTTACTATTAATTCTTTCCTCAGTTAATTTAAAATATTCTTTATTCATTTCAATACCAATAAAGTTTCTTCCACACTGCTTTGCAGCAACACCAATAGCACCACTACCCATACATGGATCAAGAACAGTATCACCCACATTTGAACTTGCTTCGATCAATCTTTCCATTAGTTTGACTGGTTTAGGTGTAGGATGATCTTTGTAATGCTCAATAGGATTTTTCCACACAGCAGACTTGCAATGTTCATTAAACACAGCACCAGATTTTTTTGCAAATACACAATTTTCAATACTGGATAACCAAATATGCTGACCATTCATAGGAGAAGGGTTAGTCTTCTCCCAAATACAATGACGCACTGACAGTTTATGCTCAATCAAACGATTGCGAATATGAGATACTTGAACTGATCCACAGAAAATGTAAATACTGCCCGAAGTCACACGCACAACTTCATCAATAAAATCGTCAAGTGGAAATGTAATAATGTCTGCGTGACTTTTATCAAGGTTGCGAAGTCCACCACTCTTACGATTTACTTCATCGTAAGGAATATCTGTCAGAGTAACAGAAATACTCCCATCAGCGAGTGACGGGAGCACGTTCATACAGTCATCGTTATATAGTTTTACATCACTCATAGTTGAAAATAATTGTGCTTGGACATACTTTAATTAGGCGTTCCCAATCAATTGCATAACTGATTGTATTCCAACCCTTATTTTTTGCAATCTTTTTATTCCGGTCATTCATAGGGAAACGACTTTTCTCAAATCCACTTTTTAGTTCTTTTCTACGAACAAGTGCTGCTTTTTTAAGACCAGGCATGACATACAATATGCCATCATTTATCTTATGATTGCAAAGTGCCCAACCAGGAACGGGCATCTTATTGGAATAATAACCAAAATCTTGACTAACAGTTTCTGCAAGAAAATCATCCCATTTTGCATTAGGATCACGAAACTTATAGTCCAATGTAAACTCTTTGCTTTCACCAGTTTCCATATGAATCAAATTGAAAGTTGCATCAACTCCCGCTTTGTTCTTGAACAATGAAACAGAATCTGTTCCATAGTTGTCCTCAAAAGTATCATAATCAATACGAACATTCAATCGTTCTTGAAGTTCGATGTTTAACTGATGAATTACTGAGAGATGCTCACCAGTTTCGATAATACGTTTTTCTTTTCTCAGTGACTCATTAAAATCGTGCAGTTTGTGATTCTTAAGGTAGGGACGACGAACTTGGTAGGAAGCAGTCATGGAGGTTTGGTTTTGTATGCACGTATTATAGCAAAAAAAAACCTTCCCGTCAAGGAAGGTCTTGGGTGTTCCGACTTTTGAAGCGACCGCACGAAAGATCGCAGATTTATTTATTCGGTTTCTTGGGTCTTTCCTTTCTTACCGATATTATATTTCTGTTCCAGAATCCAATCAGATTTATCTTTGTATGCAAGGACTTTAATTTGATTCAAAGGTGCAATATCAAGAACAGAATCTTCCTTGACAACACTAATCAATCCCCAGTCTGCAAGAAGACGAGCAATGCGATTGCGTCTCTGAACATCGTTTACAGTCAGGTTAGCATGTTTACCATCAAGAGCAAACAATTCTTTAAAGTGAACAATGAAATATCTTCCTTGCTTGTGCAAGATGTGGCATGATTGATAGAGTTTCTTTTCCTTGCGAGATGCAACTCCGATGCGAGTCAAAGTCTCACGAACCTTCAGAAAGTCATCTGGTTCATTAAGGAGCACTTCTACCATTTGATCTTGAGACCACTCTACCGTGGGTTCAACCGTAGCACTCATTTCGTTCCTCCAATGTCAAGTCGTTGTTTAATAAAGTTGATCTGTTCTTTTGTCAGGATTTTCAAAGCTTGAGATGCTTTTTCATTACTGTATCCATAATACTTTTTGATACATTCTAGGTCCGTGACTTTATCCTTACGGAGCCAGGGAGAGAATCTCTTTCTTTTCCTCAGACTATTTAGATAAAAAGAATATTGCATATCTTTATCAAGAAAGTTATACCTGTTCATTTCATTAGCAAACATGACACAATCAAGGTGACCAGACAGACAACGATTAACAATGTATGGAGGGTAAGAGCTAGTGTCCTCACTTAGATCCTCTTTAGTGAAGTTAACAGAGTTCAACCAATCTTTCAGTTCCATTGCTCCTCCAGTGGTGTCTTGGGAGTAAGGGAATAGTTAGTAACTAGAAGTTCAGTCTTAACATTATCATCAGTTCCTTTGTCTCCACGATGTGCCATAGAATAACGCAACTTCCAATAGTTAAGTTCGTAATCTTTATACAGTTCCTCAAGTCGTTCATTCACATTATATGTAATCATAAACTTGTGAGGACACTTATAGACATTCTCTGCAAACACATCATGATCAAATGATTTATGCATCTCACGATTCTTTCCATATAGAAAGTCTTTGATGTCATAAGGTGGATCAAGAAATACAAAAGTATTCTCAGGACCATCGGCATTCATTACTTCAGAGTAATCAATATTAGTGATCTTCCAGTTCTTAATCAGTTGTGAGAACTGAGCAAGTTTATCTGCACCAACCAGAGAGAAGTTAGAGTTAGCAGCAGTACGAGAAAAAGAACTGTTCTCGGTCAATCCAGAGAAACTACACTTGTTCATGATAAAGAAAGCAACTGCTTTCTGAAAGTTATTATAAGTGTCAATCTCAGTAGCATATTGGTCAAACAGTGACCTTGCAAACTTGTCTTTTTCCTCTTGGGTGCCACTCTCAAGCATCTTCTCTTTCTGCTCTCTGACACTCTCAGAGAGGTCTTGACCACGATCACGCAGTTGCACCCAGAAGTTGTAGAGAGGCACGTACAGGTCGTTAATCCACACTGGAATGTCTGGATTAGATTTGGTCACATCAATAGCAATAGAACCCCCACCAATAAAGGGTTCACGATACTCCGTAATTACTTTGGGATACCAAGCAGACAGAGTTTTGATGGCTTTGGATTTGCCACCAGGATAACGAAGAGGGGTTTTCAGTGCTTTCATCAAAGATAATCAGATCTACTATTAGGTTTTGCTCGGAGAAGAACTCCATCAACTTTATCAATCAAATCTAACACACTTCCATGCATTAGACGATATCCATATCCAACATAAATTTGTCCACAGAATACTGTAAGTGCCATAAATGCCCAGAAGTAATAATATGTTCTGGATTTCTTTTGTCTTGGGTATTTCATAGTACCAATTTCTTGCTAGGAGTTTTTAAAACAGAAAACATTTCCTGATATTGTTCTTCGATTTCTTCTTGAGTCTCAGCCATATAGACAATGTATTTCTTAGTAACCTCCAGTTCCTCATTCTTGCCTTTAAGAAGAGGAGACCAAGGTGCAAACCCCATCTGACCATTACCAGCAGGAACAGCAACAATAGGATTACAGATAACAATAGAGTCATCTTTCTCTTCAATCAAGTCTGCAACAACGTCTTCGCCAGACCACATACGAATTAGTTTAACGTTCATTTTTTTCCTTTTAAAAGATAATTACCAGAAAATTCTTCAACATGTAAATACTCAGGTTCTAGTGGCCATCCACTATCTTTAAGTCTTTCATATCTATCTCTATATCCATTCATCAAATTAGAACATACCTCATGCTCAAGTCCTTCATGAATAAGTTCTTTCTTAAATCTAATACTATAAAGACCTGTTGAACTATCATAGATTGTCATTTGAACTCACACTCCACCATAATTTCGGTTAGACACGCAAGCATATTTATCTCCTGATCCGCAACAAATGCCATTTGATACTGATACTTAGCAAGAGTAAGCACAGCAGCAGGAATACTATTCGGAACCATGGAATCATAACAAGCATCGTAAATACGACGCAGTAGAACAGAAGTATCGTTATCCAGGTTATTGACAACCCATTTACGTACTTCGGGAAAATCTTTCTCCTTAAGTTTTTTAACCAGGTCATTTACTTTTACATCACTAAAGGTTGCAAGGATACCTGTATCAATCTTACCAGAAGATGAATAACGTTGACACTCATTGAGAACGCGTCTCCAGTCTGGAAAATGCTTATTGATTAGTTCTACCAGGACCTTGTTATCATATTCAACACCTTCTGTATCCAGGATTTCTTGGATGCGTTTGAAGAATGCTGCTGCAAGTTGGGGTTTGTTTTTGGAATTGGTTGAAAAATCAATACACGCGCACCTGGAGTG